CCCTTTGGTTTAAAGCCAGCGCGCGCAATCCAATTACAGCCAAATGCAATATGAACGCCTCTCACATGTCGATCATATACTCAAGCGCCCCGACACATATGTCGGAAGTCTCACTCCCGAACCTTCCACCTATTGGGTTCGTGAAGGAGATGTCTTCGCTTCTCGTGTTCTTTCTGTATCACCTGGCCTGGTGAAAATCTTCGACGAAATTCTGGTCAACGCCATCGATCAGTACTCCCTCCACCCCAAGAAGGTTTCGAAGATTGAGGTCACAGTGTCCAATGACGGATCAATTTTGATTGAAAATTCAGGAGTCTCCATCCCAATCAAGAAACACGAGACTGAGAAGGGGGTGGATGGAAAGCCCATCTGGATCCCAGAATTGATTTTTGGTCATCTTCTGACCAGCTCAAATTACAATGATGCCGAACACAGGGTCACGGGTGGTCGAAACGGCTACGGGGCCAAGCTGGCCAATGTATTTTCCTCCCAATTTTGGATCAGAATTAGTGATGGGAAGAAAACTTATTATCAAAAATGGGAGTCCAACATGAGTCGGTGTCTCCCTCCGACCGTCGAGGCCAGTACCAATCCTGCAAGTGTCACTATCGGCCTCATTCCTGATTGGCCCAGGTTTGGAGGAATTGGAGATTTCAAAAAGGTTGCCGAGGTCCGAACCTGGGATGCTGCCATGTGGTGCTCCAAGGCGAAGATCAATTTCAATTCAAAATTACTAGAGGTCAAGAGCCTTGAGGACTATGCCCGGATGCACATGGGAGATGTCCAGGTGGCCCGCATGCACACCGAAAACTTCGATGTGGTCGTGGCTCATTCGACCAGTGGCGGCTTCCAGCAATGTTCGTGGGTCAACGGCATCTGTACGACCAAGGGGGGATCGCACGTTGACAAGGTGGTCAAGGCGCTGGTAGATGAGATTACCAAGGACAAGAGATGTTCGACCCTCAAACCTGCTCAAATTAAGGCGAGTCTCTTTGTGTTCGTCAGAGCAGTTATAATCAACCCTACATTCAGTAGCCAAACCAAGTCCGAATGCACCTCAAAAATTTCCGATACACCCAATTTTCCACCAAAATTCATCAAGGATGTTCTGGCTACAGGGGTCCTGAACGATCTCCTGTCCAAGGGACTCACCCAGATTGACAAAGAGCTCAAAAAGACAGATGGGTCCAAAAAGTCGCGTATTACGGGAATTCCGAAGCTCGATGACGCCAATTTTGCGGGAACACATAGGAGTCACGATTGTACCCTTATTGTGACTGAGGGTGACTCTGCGAAAGCCCTTGCCATTGCCGGTCTGAGCGTTGTAGGACGCAACGCATTCGGCGTGTTTCCACTCCGGGGAAAGCCTCGCAATGTTCGGGATGCGACTGTAAAACAGGTGACTGAAAATGAAGAATTTTCCAACTTGAAGAAAATCCTCGGGCTTCAACATGGCAAGGTCTATAATTCTCTGAGAGAATTGCGCTACGGGCGTCTGATGATTATGACGGATGCTGATCTGGACGGGGTTCACATCAAGGGTCTTGTCCTCAATATGTTCCACGTCTATTGGCCTCAGTTGATTGAACTGGGTTTTGTGGTCTCCATGGTGACACCAGTCATCAAGGCGGGCAAGATCTGGTACTTTACGGAAGAGGCGTTCAGGGAGGCTTGCAAGGGACAGCCGTCTCCACCGGCCGGAACAAAGTACTACAAGGGTCTGGGAACTTCCACAAGTGCCGAGGCCAAGGAGTACTTCAAGCAGATTGATCGCTTGACGGTCGCCTTTAATTCTGATCCAAAATTGAACGAATCCATGACTTTGGCATTTTCCAAATCTCTAGCGGATGATCGGAAGGTGTGGCTGACGAACCACATGGCCAAGCCTCCACACGGGATCCCGTACGGCCAGGTCAAGACTTTGACCGTGACTGACTTTGTCCACCGGGATCTGGCCAACTTTAGCGCCGAGGACATCAAGCGATCGATCCCACACGTCGCGGACGGCCTCAAGCCCTCCCAGAGAAAGGTGATTTACGCCTGCCTCAAGAAGAACCTGACGGTCGACATGAAGGTCGCCCAGCTCTCTGGCTACGTGGCTGAACACACCGCCTACCACCACGGAGAGGCGTCCCTCCAGGGAACCATCGTGAACCTGGCCCAGAATTTCGTCGGTGCGAACAATCTGAACCTCCTCGAGCCATCTGGGCAGTTTGGAACGCGTCTTGCGGGTGGCAAGGATGCGGCCAGTTCCAGGTACATCTTCACCCGACTGGCTCCTCTGACCCGCAAGATCTTCGACCCGGCTGACAATTCTATTCTAAAATACGTTGTTGACGACGGTGAGAAGGTCGAGCCGGAGTTTTACGCCCCGGTCCTCCCCATGATCCTCGTGAACGGCGCGGAGGGCATCGGGACCGGCTTCAGTTGTTATGTTCCACCGTACGACCCTGAGGTCATCAAGCACAACATCTTGTGCGCCCTTGACCAGGTCGCGATGGCTCCCATGAAGCCTTATTTCAAGGGATTTAAGGGCACAATTACAAAGACCAAGGACCACACGTGGGTCATGGAGGGACTGGTCGCCAAGGAGGGAAGCCAACTACACGTCACGGAGCTCCCACCGGGCAAGTGGATCCAGGACTTCAAGGAGCACCTGGATGACCTGGTCGACAAGGGGACTATTCAAAAGTTTGAGAACCACTCTACGGAGACGACGCCCAACTTTCGAATTTGGGGAGGGGATGGTCTGCATGACGCCGCAAAGGACTTGGGGATGACCAAGACGATCCATACCAGCAACATGTACCTCATCGGCCCGAATGGAGCCGTCAAGAAATACGCAAGCCCCGAGGAGATTCTGGTCGACTACCTGGAGATTCGCCTGGGCCTCTACAAGAAACGCAAGTCTTGGCTCCTGGCTCAATTTGATTCTGAAATTAAGTGGCTCTCGGAAAAGGCGAGGTTCATCGGTTTTGTGATCAACAAGCGCATCCAGGTGTTGAACATCCCTCTCGATGAGATCAAGGCCCAGCTCCGGGCCGAGAACTTCAAGGAGGAGCTGTGGCCGAAGTTTCTGGACATCAAGACGTATCAGTACACGCGCGAAGAGGTTCTCAAGCTCAAGGACTTGTGCGAACGGCGAGTGGTCGAGAGGGACGCGCTCAAAAACACGAGCGTGTCCCAGATGTGGAAAAATAACCTGAGTGAGTTGTAGAATGGCCGAGAAGGTCTGGCAAAACGTCACTCGGCTCGAACAACAAGATCAGGCTTCTGTATTCAACCTCTACTCTGCTGCAGCATTTGAAGAGAATCTAGAGCCGACACTCATATCCGTAAACCCAGTAGATGTGAGTGGGTTCTATAACGTGACCGGACCGTCGGAGATTACATTTTATGTTACGACCGAGTGGCCAAATATGCCGATTGGAGAGGGATGGACCGGCGACGGGTTTTTGGGAATTATGGGGCAGATTCAGATTACTGGGGCGACGAACAAGCCCGGTCCTGGTTTCCTGTGGTCATTCACTCTCCAGACAGACACTGACCAAAGTATTCAGGGGACGCAACAGTCAATTGCCTCGACTCTTTATCCGCCCAGTAAGATTCAGTACACGAATAAGAAGACGAAGGTGCCACTGTTTGGATACTATAACGTCACGGGTGGCGTTACGACGTTTTATTTTACGGCGCCACCTCCCCAAAATATCGCGAACGGGTGGGTCATCACGGGCCTTCCGACCATAAGCGTACCGATGATAATCACGTCCTATTCAGAGGGTTACATCCTCCAGACGGTAGATGGCTCCGTACCGGCTGACACCATGGCTGACGTGTACGTCTCGGGCGTCCCGGCTCTTCTCAAAGAACCCACATTTTCTACAATATTCGCCCCCGGAAAATTCACAAGTTTTCAGAAGACCCCGAAACCCCTCTCGGATCTGCCACCTGTCACCATGCCTTCCTCAATTTCAATCGGGAATTACCCTGAACAGAGGGACCTGAACTCGAACACGGCATGGAATGCCGAGCCGTCCCTAGAAATATTTCCACAGAGTGAGTATAAAGAGTCCAAGGGGGAGGGGTTCAGTTCTGGGTCGATCCTGGCACTTCAGGCGATTGGTCCTCAGGAGAAGTACCTTTTGACGGACGACCTCACCAAGTCTCAATGGAACCCTGCATTCAAGAGATATTCCAACTTTGTCATGTACCAAAAGAACTATCAGTTCCCTCCACCCAGCCCATATTATCAGGGTCAGGTGGTCCAGATTGAGCTCCGTCCGACCGAGTTGGGTCATCTGCTCTCGAACATGTACTTGAGTGTGACCCTCCCGGCCCTTCCCGGAACGGCTCAGTATACCGACCACGTCGGCCGTGCGCTCATAAAGCAGGTTGACCTCCTGGTGAACGAGACGATCGTCGAGACTCTCTACGACGACTGGTACGTCATGCGGGACCAGCTCTTCCTGGACGCAGACGAGCAACTCGGCATTTATGCAGCCATCGGTGGGTCGAACATCAACTCGCAGGTTCAGCAGAATATCACAATTCCTCTTGATTTCTTCTTTTGCCGTCGCCATTCCCACAACAACAGGGGACGCGAGCGCCTCCGTCGGCCGTACTTTCCAGTCTGCGCCATGTGGAACCAACGGCTGTACGTGCGAGTCACGTTCAATCCCAACACCTGGTGGTGCAACGCCCCCGTCGCGAACAACACAGACATCTATCCGGTCGGTACGACCCTCTGGCCAAACCTCATCACCGAGGAGATCCTCTTGGAGAATGCAGAGAAGCTTTATTACACAAACACACCACTCAAATACATCGTGAACCGCGTCCAGAAGGAGGCAGCCCTGACATTTAATACGCAGACGATTCAGCTTCAGTTTTCGGCCAGCTATCCAGTTCAGATGCTCGCATGGTTTTTCAGAAACAAAAACTACGAGACGACGACCGATGGTCGCTACTACAACTCGAGGTACTCTTACGGCTACACGACCCAGTACATCCAGACGGGCATCGAACTCCAGTTTCCTTCGGGCAATTCTAATTTCGTCGACGTGATTGATAATGCGAAAATTACATTAAATAACATTGACATTCTCAGTACTTTCCAAGGGTCCCTATACTATTCATTCAAACAGCCTATAGAGCATGCGTTGTCTATTCCATCCAAGAACATCTACACGTACTCATTCGGGCTCACTCCGAAAGAGTACAATCAGGGGGGTTACTTGAACTTTTCAAAATTGACATATCAGACCTCCTACTTACAGCTCACCTTCCTCCCGGATTACACGAACCAAATTATTCAAGGGTACAACCTGTATTTATACTATTATGGATACACGATGCTTCAGTTTCAGGGAGGCTTCGCTTCCCTTCCATTCCTTTGAGGGAGTCAATGATACCGTTCATCAAACACCATTTTAGAAAATTCAATTGCCCGACCGTCGTCGAGAGTCCTTGGAACTCGATGCGCTCCGTGCGACAGAAAGGATCGAAAAGCTTTTTACTGTACCCGTCTAGACTCGACTTGTAGGCGACGTGTACCGTAAACATCTTCCCGTTCGGGGCCGTATATGTCACATGGTTATTCTTCGAGTAGTTTGTCACGAACCACTCAATCTTGCGAAGGGAAGGGCCACCCCCTTTGTCGCCCAGGATGACGTGCAACTTCTGCTTGTTTTCAGACTCGTCAAAGAACTTTGTCAAACTTGCGAGGAGGAAAGTTTCCTTCGACATGTTTGAAAAGCGCCGGACGTTTT